ATCAGCAGTCTCAGCTACCATGTCAGGCGCACAAGGTCGAGTCGAACTTATTTGCCGACACTTTGCCGATGGCATGAAAGATTTATTTAAACTGGTCAACAGCTTGGTTGTTAAACACCAAGATCAACCAGACATGGTAAGACTTAATAATGAGTTTGTACCTATCGATCCTCGTTATTGGGATGCTGACAAAGACTTAGTGGTCAATGTAGCCATCTCCAAAACCAGCGATGCAGAAAAACAAGCTGTTTTAATGCAAGTAGCACAAAAACAAGAACAAATCCTACAACAGTTAGGCGTAAACAATCCATTGGTATCACTACAACAATACTCCAACACCCTTTCAAAATTAATAGAACAAGCTGGTTTCAAAGATACTAAATCCTTTATCAATTCTGAAGTGCCACCTATACCACCACAACCACAGCAACCAACTCCGCAAGATATGTTGGCTCAAGCTGAAATGGAAAAAGCAAAAGTATCAGCACAAAAAGCTATGATAGATTCTGAAACAGATCGCATGAAAATCATCATGGATGATGACAGAAATCGAGATGAAGCAGAGGCTAACATTAGACTTAAAGCTGCTGAACTAAATGCTAAGTATGGCGCACAAATCAACGTAGCGGAGATCAACGCACTTATGGAAAGAGACAGAGAAACCATAAGACAAATTGCTAAGACCAACGCACAAGGATTGTTCACAGGTAATGGCAGCTAAAATATTTGATATAGAAATATTAGAAGATGACATGGTGTATGTAGGTTCTGGAATTAGAGCAAAAGATGAGAGCCATGCACTAGCAATTATGATTATTATTTCTAATGGTATGGTGAACGAAGATTCAGAAATACTTAAATTTGAAGAAAAAACTTTACATTAATTATGGCAACACCAAGAAAGGGTAAGGCAAAAGTAAAAGTAACTAAGTCTGGTAAAAAGGTTAGTTATGGTCAAGCAGGAAGAGCTAGTGATGGCGGTCGAAGAGTAAGACCAGGAACATCTAAAGGTGATTCATATTGCGCTAGAAGTCTTGGTATAAAGAAAAGATTATCAAAGAAAAAACAAAACAACCCAAATACTCCAAACAATCTATCAAGAAAAAGATGGAAATGTGTTGGAGCTAAATCCAAAAGAAAATAAGGAGACTACTATGCCAGGAAAAGGACTATACGCAAACATTCAAGCCAAACGCAAAAGAATAAAAGCTGGTTCAGGTGAAACCATGCGTAAAAAAGGATCAAAAGGCGCACCAACAAACAAAGCATTTAGACAAGCTAAAAAAACTGCAAAGAAAAGGAAATAACCATGCCAAAAGTAGGAAAGAAACATTACTCATACACACCTAAAGGAATTGCAATGGCAAAAGCTGCTGCAAAGAAAAAAGGTAAAAAAGTTTCATACAAAAAGAAAAAATAATGGAAGCAACCCAAAAGGGAAAATTTTGGGATAATGTCAACAAACGCTTTTATAGGTGGCATGAGTTAAAACTTTTGCTGCAAGAAAGAGAGCTTAAAAAGAAAAAGAAAAATGAAATTTAATAAAATAAAAAACTTAGTCGGATCACTAGCACCAACCATAGGAACTGCTTTAGGCGGGCCTATTGGTGGCATGGCTGCAAATATATTATCAGAAGCATTAGGTGTAAAAGCAGATCCACAAAGTATTGAACAAGCAATCCACAACGCTACACCTCAACAATTATTAGAACTTAAAAAAGCTGAAAAAGATTTTGAAGTTCAAATGAAAGAATTAGATGTAGATGTCTATGCTTTGCAAACCAAAGACATACAAGACGCAAGAAAAACATTTAGTGGTGATTGGACTCCTAAGTTTTTAGGCTCATTAACTGTTGTTGGTTTTATCGGTTATATATTTATGATTACTGCATATCCTATCGATGACTCTTCAGACGATATTGTTATGCTTATTCTTGGTTACTTATCAGGTATAGCATCAGCAGTAATTTCTTTTTACTTTGGTGCATCAAATAAAACATCTGAAAAATAGTGTGGGCGTTTATGAAAAAGAAACACGAAATAGATTGGGAAAAATATCCCAACTTTTCACCTGAAGAGTTTGCTTGTCAACATTGCGGTGAAAATGGTATTAGTGAATTATTATTAGATAAGTTACAATTACTGAGAACGGAACTTAATTTTCCTTTCAAAATTACATCTGGTTATCGTTGTAAAGATCACCCGATAGAAAAGAAAAAAGTTAATCCAGGCGCACACAGAGATGGCCTTGCTGCTGACATAGGAGTCAGAGGACACAAAGCATACGAAGTGATAGCCAAGGCAAGTGAGTTTGGTTTTACAGGAATAGGTGTCGCACAAAAAGGCGATAGTAGGTTTATTCATTTAGATGTATCAGCACATCAAGTAACCAGACCTAGACCTTGGGTTTGGAGTTATTAAGGAGACATTATGGAATTTTTATTTTGGACAGCAATTATAGTAATAGGAACAGGTCTATGTATTAGACACTTCCAACCTGATAGATGGGAAGCTCTAAAAAAGCTAATTAAAAAATAATGGAACTCTCTCCTTGGATATTGTGGAACGCTCTTATAACATTGGTATATATACCAATTATTACTAGCCTAAGATCAACTTCTCAAGAGATTAAAAGAGTTGATATTCTTCTTAACAAAACAAGAGAAGAGTTGCCAACCAAGTATGTAACCAAACATGAGCTACACAAAGACATGGATAGAATTTTTGACAGATTCGACAAAATAGACGAGAAAATTGATAAACTATTAAACTTATGATTAATCTGAATCCAGACTTGAAAGAAATTTTAAACATGATTGGTGGCAATGCTAACCAAGACATAGGTTATTCAAGCGGTCAACAATACGCACAATCAATCGCTGGTGGTCAAAACGTACCAGGCATGATTGCACCAGGCGTAAGTTATTCAATGGAAAATCCACAAGGCTATACACAAAGTCCGTTTTACAATGCTGGGCCAGTACCAGTTATGCCAAGCGCACCAACTCAAGGCAATCCATTAACAATAGAAAATCAAATGCCTTACGCTCCACCAGGAGTAACACAGCCAGAAAGATACACGCCAATGATTACAAATGCAGAGTCTCTTAAAAACTTAGCAGACTTATTTAATGCAAATATGCCTAGCGGCAATCCTGAAAGTTTTTCTGAATCACCAGATTTTATGCCAGGCTCAGGGCCAAGCGTTAGCTCATCACCCATAGACTTTTCATTCAATCCATTTAATGAAATTAATGAGCCTGTTGATAATACAACCACTTATACACCAACTCCTGCACCAACGCCAGCACCAATACCAGCTCCCCTTGATAATCTTTTTACCGAAACAACTCCTGGGATTTTTTCTTATGAACCTCTTCCAGATTCGGAGCTTGTTAGTAGTACAACAACCGAACGAAATAAGGGTGCTTTAACAAAAACCGAAACAATGCGTGATGGTTCAAAAAGAATAACAAATCCTGATGGTAGTGTAACAATTGTTCCTGCATCAACACCTACACCAGCTCCAACAAATGATAATTTTGTAAATGCAAACTCATCTCCAATAAAATTTGATGAATCTACAGGAAATATATCTTTTTTCTCAGAAGCAAATAATCCTCTTGATGCAACTATAGAAGCTGGTGATTATTTAACTACTGATCAAATTAACTCAGGAGATTTAACCATAAACTTTGAACCTGTTCCAAACTCAGAAAGAGTTGTAAATACTGAAAAACAAATCAAAAGCGGTGTATTACAGTATCAAATTGAAACAATGGCAGACGGATCAACAAGAATAACAAATAAAGATGGTAGTGTTGAAATAATACCACCACCTGCATTTACTGATAATATTTTGCCAGTAGATGTAAATTATGGAAGTTCTGATTTTAAACAGGAACAATCAGATTTAATACAATTATTTTAAATGGCATCACAAGAAGAAATATTAAAATCAAACGAAGCTGAATTAATCTTAAACAGCGAAACATTTAAAAACGCTATAGAGCATCTTAAAGACGAATACGTTAATCTTTGGTTATTAAGTAAACCAGAAGAAGTAACCAACAGAGAAGCTCTCCACAAAGCAATCAAATTACTCCCCGAAGTAGAAAAACATCTACGCATCATCATAGAGAAAGGAAAAATCACAAAATCACAGCTTGGCAGATTACACAAAGTTGTGTAAAAAGTGTGCTAATTTTGTGTAAATACTGTTAAAATAACATTTTACATTTTAGGAACTTATCATGGCAATAACGGAAAAACCGACTGCTTTACAATCCAACATGGAAAAAGCAGCTCATTCAATGGAAGCTCTACTGACTCCTCAAGAGGAAGCACCAGTAGAACCCCAAGAAGAAGCAGCAGTAGAAATTACTGAAGAAGCAATCGACCAAGAGATCGAAGAATTGATTGAGGAAGATGAATCTGAAGATGATGACTACGAAGAAGAAGAACAGTCAGAGGAAGATCAAGTAGAAAACTTGGAGTCCGAAGAACCTCAACTCTACACCATTAGTGTTAATGGCGAAGATAAACAGGTTACCCTCGAAGAACTCCAAAGTGGATACAGTCGACAACAAGACTACACGCGTAAAACTCAAGAACTGGCTCAACAGAGAAAAACTATTGAGAACCAACAACAAGAGTTAGCGCAAAAAGACGCAATTTATTCTCAGTTGCTACCGAAGTTAGAGGCAACATTGAAGGGTGAGTTAGCTAATGAACCAGATTGGAACGCTTTATACGAAGCAGATCCTATTGCTTATGTCCGAGAGAAGGACATTTGGAATGAGAAGAAGCAAAAGTTAGCATCCGTTCAAGCTGAACAACAAAGGACTCAACAAGAGGCCCAAGTTGAACAGCAAAAGAAACTCGCAGAGTTTGTTGAATACGGAAACCAACAGTTGCTACAACAAATTCCAGAATGGCAAAACAACGAAGTTGCTGCAAAAGAAAAATTAGCAATTCGTGAATATGGGATCAATGTCTTAGGCTATTCGCCTCAAGAGATGGACTCAGTATATGATTATCGAGTTTTACTCGGTTTAAGAAATGCTTGGTTACAACAAAAGACAGTAGAAGCGACCAAGAAAAAGCCAACTGAAAAGAAGGCTGTGGCTCGGACAGCAAGACCTGGCACTTCAAACGTACCAAAGACTTCAACACCTGTGAAAAAAGCGCGTCAAAAATTAGCTAAAACTGGAAAAGTCCAAGATGCAGCTAAACTATTTGAACAAATAATTTAAACTTTTTAATATAGGAAAAATATCATGGCGAAAGTAACTAATGCTTTTGATACATATACAGCAACCTCTGACAGAGAACAGTTAAGTAATATCATTTACAACATCTCTCCTCAGACAACTCCGTTTATGTCATCAATCGGAAAAAACTCAATTAAGAACGTAGTTTTTGATTGGCAAACTGAATCTCTACCAACTCCAAGTGGAGCTGGTAATCTTGAAGGTTTTGAACTATCAAGAGCAGCATCAACTGCTACTGTTAGAAATAGCAATGTGGCAATGATCTCCAAAAGAGATGCAACTGTAACTGGCTCTCAACAAGCTAGTGATCCAGCAGGCAAAAAGTCAGAAATGGCTCATCAACTTGCTATCATGTCGAAGGCTTTGAAAAGAGATATGGAAACAGCTCTTTGTCAAAAAGGTGGAAAAACAACTGGTTCTGCAACAGCAGCTCGTGTAACTGGTGGTTTTGAGTCTTGGGTAAAGTCTAATGTAAGCAACGCAGCAGGATCAACTCCTACTGGTGGCGGAACAGCTCCAACTGACGGAACTCAAAGAGCTTTAACTGAAGCATTACTAAAAGGTGTGTTACAGGACTGCTTTTCTAATGGTGGAGAGCCTTCAATGGCAATCTGTGGGCCTGTTAATAAAGGAAAAATCTCAGGTTTTACTGGTAGATCACAAGCAAGACAATTTGTCGACGCTACTACAGTAGAAGCTAGTGTTTCTATTTATTCTTCAGACTTTGGAGAACTAAAAATCGTTCCATCTAACTTTAGTAGAGAAAGATCACTATTATTAGTAGATCCAGACTTTGCAAAAGTTTCTTACCTAAGAGACTTTGAATCAGTCGACATTGCCACTATTGGTGATGCTGTTACTAAAATGATAGTCGTTGAATACGGACTTGAAGTGAGCAACGAAGCTGCTCATGGAGCAGTCGTTGATTTAACAACTACATAAGTTAGTTAGATTTAGGGTGGTGTAAAAGCCACCCGCCTTTTTATTTATGCCGATAAAACGAACTGTTACCGATCACACAACTGGCTACAAGTCAGAGTTCATCACCGAAGATGACAAGCTCGTTTATCACACCACTCAAGACGTTAATCCCGTCATTGACCACGTTAAGAAACTTAGAGATAATACAATTAAGCCTGGAAAGGATATGCGACACATCGCTGAAGTGCCAATGGTTATTTATCAAAAAGCTGTCCGAGAAGGCTGGGATAGAGATAGAGCAGCGTGGAAGAAGTGGTTAAACAATCCAGACAACAACGTATTTAGAACATGGCAAGGTAAAGTATGACTTATGCAGAATTAAAAACTAATATCGCAAATTACTTAAATCGCTCAGATTTAACGTCATACATTGACACCTTTATTGACAGCACCGAAGCTGAACTCAATAGAAGATTACGCACAAAAGAAATGATTAAAAGAGCTACTGCAACAGCAGATAGCCAATATTTAACTGTACCGACAGATTGGCAAGAAGCCATTAACATAGAAATTACATCTAATAACTTTTCACCATTGTTTCAACAATCCATAGAAAGTTTAGATGTATATAGAAAAGCAAATAATAATATTACGGGCCAACCTATTTATTATGCAATGGTAGATGATTCAATAGAATTAGCACCAACTCCTGACAGTTCTTATACCCTACAGCTCACTTACTATGCTAAAATAAATGCGTTAAGTGATTCTAATACAACTAACTTTGTTTCAACGGATCATCCAGACGTTTATTTATATGGTGCATTAAAACACGCCAGTATATTTTTAATGGAAGATGAAAGAATCCCTTTATTTACCAATCAATTTGAGAAGGCATTAGAGGAAATAAGATTAGAACAAGAAAAGGCTGCATTTGGAAAAGGATCTTTAATGCAGAGAAGAAAAACTTACGGAAAGGCTGGTAAACGAATGTATTACTGGGCGAACAATTAATTAGGAGAATAGAATGGCAGGATTTACAGATTATTTAGAAGATAAAGTTTTAGATCATGTATTTGGTGGTTCTGCTTATACAGCACCATCTACTTTATATGTAGGCTTATTTACCGCAGCACCATCTGACACAGGTGGTGGAACAGAGTGTTCTGGTGGTTCTTATGCTCGTAAAAGCATGGCAGCAATGACTGTATCAGGAACTTCACCAACACAAGCAACCAATGGCGCAGCAGTAGAATTTGTAACTGCTACTGGAGCTTGGGGAACTGTAACTCATGTTGGAATCTTTGACGCAGCATCTAGTGGAAACTTAATTGCTTGGGCAGCTTTGACAACAC